CACAATTCCTGGTGATTGTGGTGGGTTGCTAACTCTACGAGCCAATTCTATTCCTCATAAATTTTTAGGCTATCATATAAGTGGATGCAATGATGGAGGATTTTCTGTAAAGCTAACCCAAGAAATGATTGAAGAGGCTATGATCGAATTAGAAAATAAAATTGGTTATCGTGCCCAAGTTCAATTTCATGCTGAAGTGAGTTCACTGGATTGTAAGCCTCCACAAGGAATATTTGTAGCTTTGGGACAAGTTCAACATCCATTATCTCAAGCAACACGTACCGCTATTGAGCCATCACCTTTATTTGGGAGAATTTCAGATCCAATCACAAAACCTGCATTGCTTAAACCAATTAAGAAAGATGGTAAAGTTTTTGATCCTTTATTAATTGGTTTAGAAAAGTGTGGAGGTAACACAAATTTATTAAATAGAAACGATCTTGATATGATTATGAATAATGTCAAAAATGTTCTGTACAAAAATCATCACCACTTAGATAAAAATTTCTTATGTAGAGTTTTCTCTCATGAGGAAGCAATAAGAGGAATTGATGATGATTTTATAAGAAGCATAAATCGTAATACATCGCCAGGATATCCTTTTAATAGTGATCCCAGATACAAAAACAGTTGTGCTGGAAAACAGTATTGGATGGGTAAGAATGAAAATTTTGATTTCACAAGTAAGCCTGCATTGGAATTAAGAGCTAAAGTAGAGTTGCTAATTCAAAATTGTCACGATGGATTAATTACTGATGTTATTTGCGCTGATACTTTGAAGGATGAGCGGAGACCAATAGCTAAAGTAGAACAAGGTAAGACTAGAGTATTTAGTGCGTGTCCAATGCATTTTGTTGTCGCTTTTAGAAGGTACTTTGTTGGTTTCGCTTCTTGGGTTATGCATAATCGAATTGATAATGAATCAGCAGTTGGTATAAACCCTTATTTAGAGTGGGAGTTATTATTTCAACACATTCGCAAGAAAGGAGATAATATTGTTGCTGGGGATTTTTCAAATTTTGATGGATCTCTTATTAGTCAAATAATGTGGGTTATTTTCCACATTGTTGATGATTGGTATAAACAATTAGAAACAGAAACCGAATACAATGTAAATTCTAAAATTCGAAATGGATTATGGATACACATCGTTAATTCGGTACATGTTTTTGGCAACAATCTTGTGATGTGGACACATTCCCAACCATCTGGTAATCCATTTACAGTTATTATTAATACTATTTATAACATGATTATTGTTCGTTTGGCATATTTACAAGTGTGTACTAATGAAAATAAGGAAAAATACAGAACTATGTATCATTTCATGTTATGGGTAGTATTGGTAGCATATGGTGATGATAACCTCATAGGTATAGCGAGACCAATAGTGGGTTGGTTTAATCAACAAACTATTGCTAGAGCTATGAAAGATATTGGACACACTTATACTGATGAAACAAAAACGGACCATGTGTTAACTACTCGCTCAATATATGATGTTTCTTTTTTAAAAAGAAGTTTTAGATTGAACGATATGGGGACACATGATGCAACTCTGGACAAAGCGGTGATTTATGAAATGATTAATTGGGTGCGACGCGGTTATACAGATATATTTGCGGCAATAAGTCAAACAATTGGCAGTGCGTGTAGAGAAATGTCTTTGTATGATAAAAAAACTTTTGATCATTTCAAATCACAACTCGTAAAAGAGGAAGTTCATGAATTTATGGACTTGTTTACTTACGAGGATTATCGAATTAGTATGTTGTATTCAGATTGGAACACCGATCTGGATTCCAATGATAATACTCTAAATAGAATTATTGGTTTTTTGTAATTGTGTTGGCGTGTAAGAATCCTCACGACAATTATATTAAATACATTCTATGAAAGTATTACATTGTAGTTTTAAGTTATTATAAACCTTGGAATACGGTTTTGGCGTTTAGTTACAAAACACACAAGTGCGTGCACTTTCCATTGTAGTTAAAGAAAATTTAGTCCCCAAAGCGAGAGTGAGTACGGGAATCCAAGAAAATGACTGAAGTAAATACAAATTTAGATAATAATAATATCCCTCAAGAGGAAGCTAGAACTCATGAGGAAGAAATTATAACTTTCCATGATCAAGGTCACCAAGCTATTGATAAAGCATTACCTATGATACAGGATTTGCCTGTTTCATATTTAAATGCTTCTATTGCGAGTGATCAAGAACATACAATTGTTAGGTTTCTACAGAGACCTATCAAAGTGTATTCTGGAAAGTTTTCTAGCACCAACACTGTTCAACAACAATTGTGGACCGCAGTTTTTCCTGATGCATTAATTAGCAATACCATGTATGCTGAGAAATTAAGTGGTTTTGTTGGTTTAAGAGCTGATTTGGAAATTAAAGTTCAAGTCAATGCTCATAAATTTCAGCAAGGTCGTTTAAGATTGCAGTATATACCATATGCTCAATATATGGATGCGGGAAGAATTTTGAGTATGAATTCATCTTTACAGGGCATAACATCTTGCCCTGGTGTAGATGTAGATATATGTGGTGGTAGTACTCCGGAAAGTAGAGTGGCTGAAGCAACTTTGCACATACCTTATGTTAGTCCTCATTTGTATTATAATCTTATAGAAGGGTATGGTACTTTTGGGACTTGTAGTTTGTATGTATATAGTCCGCTACTGACAGGTGGTACAGCCAATGATTGTGAAATTACAATTTGGGCTCGATTTATTGAACCTAAAGTTGCTTTCCCAACAGCAGCCACTATGAAACAACCTGCACGTATGAAAGCTCAAGTTCGCGGAGAAGCAAAACAAATACAGAAGACTGGAGTTATTAGCAACACATTAGGCGTGGTAGCAGATACTCTTTCTATGGCTAAGAAAATACCAGTTATAGGAGAGTACGTAGCTATCCCCGAGTGGATTGCTAAGAAAGGTGAAGCTATAGCTAAACTTTTTGGTTTTTCGAAACCTAGTGTTGCTATAGATACTAAACTTCGTACTTCTAATTGTTTTGCAAATTATAATGGAAAAGATTCAACACATAAAATGGCTCTTTCTGCTGACAATGAAATTGATACACCATCTGGTATAGCTGGCACTCAATTAGATGAGATGGCTTTGACTAGTATAACTGGTATTCCTACTTATTGGGATACTTTTAACTGGCCAAATACGGCTATAGCTGATCAAGTATTGTGGGCACTACCAGTTACACCTGCTTTGATAAAAGCGCAAGCTGGTTCATCTACAAATTACTTGACCACTCCAATGGGTATGGTATCGGAAACTTTTTGTCAGTGGCGTGGATCATTAGTTTATACATTTAAAATTGTTAAAACTGGTTTCCATGCTGGGCGTTTACGTGTCTTCTTTGTTCCATATGCCGATCCATCCACAATTCCAACAGGAGGAGTTCCCACTATTGAAATCGAGAAAAATTATCAATGTGTGGTTGATATAGCAGAAAGTGATGAAGTTTCATTTACAGTACCATTCGTAGCTACTAAACCTTGGCTAATTCACAGTACTTTACATGGATACACTGGTTATATAGTTGTTTCAGTTCTAAACGAATTGAGAGCACCTGATGCTTGTGCCCAAAATGTAAATGTTATCGTTGAAATTAATGGCGGACATGATTTGACATTTTCTGTTCCACGGGAACCCGACTTTGTTCCTTTCATTCCAACTACAACGAGAATGAAGGCGCAAGTTGCTGGAACTAGTACTGCTCCAAAACGTAATGAGAGTCAAATGCTGGTGGACCCTATGTCTATTGCACAACAAGATGTGCATGAAAATTGGTCACCAGAATCTCATTGTGTGGGTGAGAAAATAGCTTCACTACGTCAATTGTTAAAGCGAAATAATTTTCTTGGTACGATTTATCTTCGTCAACCAGATCCTACTACATTACCAAATGCTCAGGAAGTTGGCGTGGTAGCACCTTTTAATTTTGGTGCAAGTCAAGGAAATACAGAGATGCAACAATATGATTATTTATCATATTATGCTGTCTTATATGCTTTTTATCGTGGAGCTATGCGTATTAAAGTCCAAACACAAGTTAGAAACACCACTTTAAATTATTGGCACAATTCTAGTTCACTTTGGTTTAAGTACTTTGCAGGACCAACTACTATTTATGAAACTATATTAGGTTTTGTTTATAAAGTAGCAAATTGTCTTGGAAAAACTACGATTAATCAAGTAAATAATGCGAATATGGTTTCGATTCCACCAGCTTATGCATGCAGTGCTTCCACTGTTTTGTCTAATACTGATGTTGAAGGAATACATGAAG